CGCGGGCTCGTGTTCGCTGCGGACACCACGCTCTACGTCTCCTACACCCAGACGGGTACGGCGGCGACCACGGGCAAGGCGGTCGTCACCGTCTCCTTCGTGCCCAAGGGCTGACCCGATGGCCCGGATCATCTTCGTCAAAAGCTCGCCGGCGGCGGCCTATGAGTGCGCCGAGATCGAGGGCGGCGAGACGATGAAGCCGCACGAGAAGGCCGCGATGCTTGACGATTTCATCGCCGAGCACGGCCTGATCCCGGTCGAATCCACCTTCGACGGGGATGTGCCGAGCCACCGCTACGGCCGCTATCTTTCGGAAGAGGATACGGCCGTAGCGGACGGGGCGAAGCGGCGTGGGCGCAAGCCCGCTCCGCACGCCGATCACGCCGGCGGGGAGACCGCATAATGAGCTTCGGGGCCATCAAGGCGCGCATCATGAACGAGCTGATGCGCCCCGATCTCGCCTCCGAGATCGCGCTCGCCGTCAGCGACGCGATCAAGGAAGCGTCAAAGGAACGTTTCTGGTTCAACGAGCTGCGCGGGCTGAACTTCACCACCGTCGCCGGACAGGATGTTTACGACGTCCACGACCTCGCCGATATCCCGCTGATCGGGCGGATCGACAGCCTCCACATCGTCACGCCGCAAGGCCAGCGCTGGAACCTCGATTACGTCAATCATGCGACCTTCGATCGCTGGCATGACGGCGATCAGATCTTCACGCCGACGCCTACCCCGACTCCTACGCCCACGCCGACCCCCACGCCGACGCCGACCGCGCCGACCATCACCACCGATCAGAACCAGAGCGTGCCGGAAAATGCGCGGCTCGCAGTCGCGCTCACCGCCGATATGCTGGTGAGCTGGCTGATCGCGGGCGGTCCGGACGCGGCGCAGTTCGAGATTGTCGGCTCGGTGCTGCGCTGGGCGGCCAATGGCACCAAGGATTTCGAGGCGCCCGCCGACGCCAATCACGACAATGTCTATACCGTGCTCGTGAGCGCGGTCGATCCGGGCGGCCAGGCCTCGATCAAGGCGCTCAACATCGCCGTCACCGACGTCGCCGACACCGCACCGCATTTCTACGCCGATTACGCCGCCATCCTGGAGGATGCATGATGCTGAAGGGCCAGCCCGCTTATTATTCGCGCTACGCCAACGGCATCCAGCTCTACATGGTGCCGGACCAAGCCTATCCGGTCGTGATCAACGGCACCACCCGTTTCGCGCCGCTGGTCAATGATAGCGACAGCAATCCCTATCTGGAGGAGGGCGAGCAACTCATTCGCGCGCTCGCCAAGGCCTATCTGCTCGAGGACGTGATCCGCGACCCCGAAAGCGCGGACCGGCAATGGGCGCTCGCCAAGAAGATCAAGAGCGACCTGATCCGTGAAAGCTCCGGCCGATCGGGTACCAACCGGCTGAGGCCCTGCCTGTGACGCCGATCCCGATCCCCTTCGGCGCGTGGAAGCCCGATCAGGCGACCTTCCAGTCCGACGCGCTCGTCGATGCGCTCAATGTCGTGCCGGTGCCGGGCGGCTATGGGCCCGCTTATGATTTCAACCTGATCGACGGGGTTTCGCTGACGCCGCCGATCACCGGCGCGACCGTGTTCGCCGACACCTCCGACGCCAGCTTCGTCTATGCCGGCGCGGGCGACGATATCTGGGTGAGCAACAATGGCGCGCCCTTCGCCTCGCAATATCATAGCGCATCGCCGCTGAGCGCGCTCAACAGCTGGCAGTTCGCGCGCTTCGTCGGCAAGGCGATCGCGGTGCAGCTCGGCGCGCCCACCGTCGCCGGCGATATCGGCCAGGCGATGACCGCGCTCGCCGGATCGCCGCCGCGCGCCAAGACGATCGGCACGGTCGGCGATTTCCTCGTGCTCGGCGATCTCGACGACGGCATTGACGGCCACCGCCCGAACCGGGTGCGCTGGAGCGGCTTCCGCAACCCCACCATCTGGGGCACCAATGTCGGCGCGCAATCCGATTTCAACGACATGCCCGACGAGGGCGGCGCCGTGCAGGGGATCGTCGGTCGCGAATTCGGCTCGGTGTTCCAGCGCTATGCGATCAGCCGCATGACCTATGTCGGACCGGACACCGTGTTCCGCTTCGACGTGGTCGAGAAGAAGCGCGGCGCGATCTCGGCCGGATCGATCATCGATTGCGGGCTGATCTCGGCCTATATTGCCGATGACGGCTTCATGCTGTGGGACGGGACGACCTCGACGCCGATCGGCGCCGGCGCGGTCAACGAATATTTCCGCAAGCATCTCGCGCCCGGCACCGAGAATTATATCGTCGGCGCGTTCGATCCGCTGAGCGCCACCATCTCCTGGGCCTATCGCACCGACGGATCGGGGCTGCTCAATGAGCGGCTGAGCTACAGCCTGACCGAGAACCGCTGGACGCGATCCAACCTCGCCATGCGCTGGCTGATGAGCGGCTTCGACATCGGCTATACGCTCGAAAGCCTCGATCAGTTCGGATCGCTCGACAGCCTGGCCTTCAGCCTCGACGATCCCAAGCTGCAGGGCAAGCGCTTCCGCGCGACCGGCTTCGATGCCGCCGGGCGCTACGGCCCGCTCAACGGCGACGCGATGGCGGCCACCTTCGATACCGGCGATTTCGAGGCCGCGCCCGGCCGCCGCGCCTTCGTCAATGCGGTGCGGCCGATCATCGATGCGCCGATGGTTTCCTGCGCGATCGGCACGCGCGCGCAATCGATGGCCGATCCAATTTCGTTCACCGCCTTCGCCGACAAGGCGATCGACGGTAGCTGCCCGCTGCGCGCGAGCGGCCGCTATATGCGCTGCCGCACCATCATCGGCGCGCGCCAGAGCTGGAGTCGGGCGACCGGCATCGAAGTGCCGGTGCTGCTGGAGGGCGCACGATGACGCCCGCGCGCTACAGCTTCCTCACCGCCGCCGCCGCCCTGCTGGGCTGGGCGCGCCGGCTGATCGACAATCTCAACACCCGCGACGCCGAGATCGAGAAGCGCCTCAAGGCCGCCGAAGACCGGCTGACGGCAGGGGGCCTCTGATGCTGTTCGGAGGGATCAACACGCCGATGACGCCGATCCTGGAGGCCGAGCTGCGCGAGGCGATCGCGCCCTCGATCGATCGCGACGCCTTTGAATCGCTCGACGAGGTGATGGGCGAGATCGCGCGGGGCGAGGCGATCGCCTGGATCGCGACCGAGGGCCACAAGATCCGCGCCGCTTGCGTCACCCAGATCATTCCCGGCGAACATGGCTCGCAATGCTTCATCCGCCATTGCGCCGGGCTCGGGCGCGAAGAGTGGCTGCATTATCTGCGGCTGATCGAGCTGTGGGCCAGGGGCTGCGGCTGCGCCTCAATCGAACTGATCGGGCGCAAGGGCTGGGTCCGCGCGCTGCAACCCCAAGGCTATGAAGAGCGCGCTGTCGTGCTCCGGAAGGTGCTCTGATGGGATCCAAGAAAACCACGACGACGACGCATTCGCAAGGCAGCCTGCCCGACTGGCTGACCACGCCCTATCAGCAGGCGACCAAAGCTGCGACCAACCTTTACGATACCCAGCCGGGGATCGGCGCGGGCACACAGGCCTCGCTCGATCAGATCGTCGCCAATGCCAATGCGGGGCGGCCGGTCGCGAACAACGCGCTCAACACGCTCGGCAATTTCGCGGCGGGCAATTTCGGGCAGCCCGCGCTGACCGGCGCGGCCAATGGCAGCTATCTCAGCTCCAATCCCTGGGCCAATGGCGGCCAGCCGATCACGACATCGAGCGCGCTCAACGGCTTCGCCGCCAACGGCATGCCGACCAGCATCTCGGGTGCGCTCAACGGCTTTGCGGGCAATGGCGGGCTCGATACCGGCTATATCGACCAGAGCCTGCTCAACCGCACCGCCAATGGCGATTTCCTGACGGCGGGCAGCAGCAACCCCTATATCCAGAGCGTGGCCAACCAGGCAGCCGATGCGGCGCAGGCGCGGATCAATGCGCAGTTCGGATCGGCGGGGCGATCGAACGGATCGGGGCTGTACGCGCAACTGTTCGGCCAGGGCATCTCGAACGCGGCCGATCAGGTCTATGCGCAGAATTACGAGAATGAGCGCCAGCGCCAGATCGGCGCGCAGAACACGCTGCTCAATTCGCAGCAGGCCGCGCGCGAGGCCGCACTCGCCCGCCAGTTCGGGGCGCAGGGCAATATCTTCAACGCCGAGAATAGTTCAGCCGAAAACGCCGCCCAGCGCCAATATGGCGCCGCCTCCAGCATCTTCGGCGCGCAGAACAGCGCCGCGGAGAACGCAGCCTCGCGCGCTTCGACCGCTTATGAGGCCGAGCGCCAGCGTCAGCAGGCGGCGGCGAACGGATTGATCGATGACCAGCTTCAGGCTTCAGGGCAAATTCCCGGCCTGCTCCAATCGATCATGAACGGGGACATTCAGGCGTTCACCTCGAACCAGTATCAGGACAATACGCCCTATAATAATCTCGCGAAATATGTCGGGCTGCTGTCGCAGCTTTCTGCGCCCTATCCGATCATGGATAGCAAGACGACCACCAAAACCACCCCGAGCACTTTGGACACGATCAGCCAGGCTGCTCAACTCGGAGCGTCCATCGCGAGCGCGGTGACGGGCAACCCGTTTGCGGCTTTGTTTAACGGCAACGTGGCTTCGGCGGCCGGCGGCAAGAGTGGAGGCATCAACTACAACCCGGCTTCACTGAACGGGGCCGCGAACAAATTTTTCGGCGGCTCATAATGGCCCAGTCGCTCTTCTATCCAGGTCTTACTCGGGTAATGCCGCGCAAATCAATCGCGGACCTCCTCGTCTCCGAGCCGTACTTTGGCGGTGGTCGGGACGCTGACGCCCCGGCGATAGATGGAGCTCTTGCGGCGCTTGGGCGCAGGGGCTGTACGCTTCGACGCCCGGAAGGACAGGATTTCACCGACAACTTCGGTGATCACCCTGAACAGGGTTTCCACGCCTTCCACCGAACCCAGCATCAACGTCCGATAGCACGGCCATTTGTGCCCGCAAAGTCGAACAGGCGCCCTGCGGCGCCGCGAGGGCAGGCGAGCGGGCAGAAAATCTTCTTGATCACCGGCCCGCTAATGGTCGCCGGGAGAGCCTGCGCCAGCATTTTCGCCGGCGGCCGGCGGACGGGAAAAGCCGGGTCGATCGATGCGGCGATATGCGCTCTCGCGATGCTTGGTCGAGACCGCACCCTGCGTGCCCCTAAGCTTGCTCACATAGGTGCTGGGGTTGAGCAGGAAAGCAAAAGCACGCGACAGCAGCGGTTCGCCCGCCCGAGGGAATTCCACGAAGATCTTCAACACGAGGCGCAGCAGAAGCCACAACAGCCTCGGCACCGCCTGGAAGAATTCCGTCATGCCGAAGGCAAGGTCAAGCAACTCGTCATGCATACGCCGCCGATAGCACAGCACTTCATCGCCGCCAACACGGAGTCGCGGCTGGCTCCTTGGCAATTGGCTGGCGGCAATGGCTACTATCTCAGAAGGATCAAAAGATGATGGGACGCGACAAAGCGGGATCCCAAGCACAATCAACAAACCAGAGCGCCGTGGACGTCCAGCGTTCAAGAGCGAACAAGCTGTATGTGCAAGGGGTGGCGCTGAAACAACTCGTCAGGGTGGCTCAGGACAAATTCGATTTAGGCCCCGGCGCCACCAAAGGATGGGACGCGATAGCAGATTCGCCCCTTTTTGGACAAAGCCGCGCTTTCTATAAATCTGTATCAGACATCAAGCCAATATTATTCGGAATATGGGGGATCGGAAACGACAACTCTCCGGAAACAGTAAAACTTAGAGATCAGTTTGAGAAAAAACTCCTCCCAAACTATTGGGATAGCGATGCAGAAAAGAAGATAAAGCTCAATTATCTACGTCATGTAGCTGACGAAAGAACAGCCTATGCTGCAAAATATTTAAACAGCGTTCCCGATTCACGCGGAAGGACCGGTATATCATTCAAGCCTAAAGACGCTCCGATGCTGGAGGGTGAGCGCTTGCGTCGGGAGACAGAACAACATCTGGCGGAGCGAAAAGCGCTCGGCCTCAAGCCGCATCCGCCGGTGACCTTTACGCGACGTTTCCTCCGCGGCTACTTATGGAACACGTCCGATAGTTTGAACGTGGCAGATGATGTCGCGGACAACGGGATAAATGCGGCTCTCGGGCGTAATGACTTTCACCCGGGTGATGCAGCGCGCAATGGCATCAGAGATGCCGGCATGAGGCAGGAGCTTTACGCGCGGGAAAATCCGACCAAGGCTTTGATAGCAGACACTTTAAGTGGATACTTATCAGGAAAGTTGGAAGCGAGTGTCATTAAAGACTCGTTGGAAGGCGCTGTTAGGCTTGCAGCGCCCTATGCTACTCGCGTCATCAAACACGTATTCAAGAGCGAGATCAGTAATGCGGAAAAGCAGAATCCCGACAGCGTCCTAGCCGCGCCGTTACAGGTGATCACGAAGCCCGTTCAAGTAATAAAAAAGCCAATCGTCGAACTAAAAAGGCACCTGGACGGATCGCTTATTACACTCATTCCTGAAGAACGTCCCTTCAATGAAGCGCGTGCGGTAGGCACGCATGGGCCAAACGGGGTTCTGGATAGTCGTAATACAGTTGTAGGAGGCCCTCGCACCAGCAGTGCTACACCTGCTCGAAATGCAGACCAGCGGCAAGCTTCTTTACCCCAGCATACAATCCACCAACCTGCCCCCCGCTTAGATCATTCTGCGCCCGATCTACTCATGGCGAAAGCTCCGCCCGCCGCTTCAGTCCCCGATCAGGGCGGGATCATTTATCATCCGCACCCGGCCGATTTTCACTATGGCGCGCAAGATCCGGCGGCGGCGCTTTATGCCAGTCCTGACGATTTGGCGCACGGCGCGGGCTATGGCAGCGGTCAGCCGGGCCAATCGGCAGCGCCTGCTTATCAGGTCGGGCCGTTTTTCGACGCGAACGGAATGCCTATCGGTCAGCCCCGTCAGCCCGCGCCCTTTTCGTTCGCGGTTCCAACGGCTGATCAGGGGACGGCGGATTTTTATGCGCAGCTCGGCGATCTCAGGCGCAACGCGGACGCGATGGCGGTCGGGCCTTATCCGAGCCCCGGCGATGCGGCGCGGGTGGTGCAGTTGGCCGATCCGCGGCCGGTTTATCCGACCGATCATCGCTATGGCTTCGGGGCCGGGTTCGAGCCCGATCAGGTTGCTTCCGGGCGGCCCTATGCGGTCGCGCCGCAGGGGACCGCCGTTCCGGGCGATGACCAGGGGACGATCGTCTATCGTTCGCAGCCGCCCACCTATCATCGTTATGGCGCGCAGCCGGGCGTCGGGCTGTATGGCGATGCCGGGGGCGATCCGCATTACGGCCTGAGCTATGACGACGGCGCGGGCGGCTATGCTCAGGATGGTTCGGACGGGTTCGACCTTGCTTCGCCCGCTTATGTGCATGCGGGCGGCTGGCAGCTTCCGCCCGATATGTGGGCGGGGCAGGGGTCAGAACTGGGGCCGCTGGTCGCTGCGCCCGGCGCGCGCTTCGGTAACGGGGGTGCTGCCCGCTCCCCCGTGATCGGCGGGATCATTCCGCTTGGCCTCGGCGCGCCCGCACGAAGCGATGGATCGGGCAGCGGGAGCGGCAGCGTCCCGCTGTACAGTAGCTATACCGGCTATGGCGGCGCTGGCGCCGTAGATACGCAGCCCGATGTCTCGCTCGTGCCGGACCCGTCCGGCTGGAGCCCGCGCAGCGCGGTGCGCAACATATTGGCGATCGCGCCCGATGACGGGCAGGCAGCGCCCAGCTGGCTCGATCTCAACACGCCGCCGCAGATCATGATCAATGTGCCCGATCTTTCGGGGCTGATCCGATGAGCGCCCGCCCGCCAGCACGCAGCGCCCGCGCGGCCGCGATCACATGCCTTGACCAGGGAGCAGGCCGATGAGCCTTTACGATTGGGATACCAATCCCGCCAACAACACCGCCAAGCCGGGCATCGACTGGTCCGAAGGCATGCTGCCCTCCGCCGTCAACAACAGCGCGCGGCAGATGATGGCCGATCTCAAGGCCTTTCTCGCCTCACCCGTTTTCACCGGAACAGCAAATTTCGATAGCATCAATGTCACCGGAACGGCGACGATCGCGAACTATTCGGGCCTGTTCGGCGCGACGGTGACGACCGGCAACGGGGTCTCCACAGGCAGCGTCGCGCTGGAAATCGGCGGCGCGCGAACCGCCGAGGGCGTCAGCATCGTCGATCTGCATGCCACGAGCGGCAGCGACTATGATGCGCGCGTGATCCGCGGCGGCGGCGCCAACGGCAATCTCGACATCACCAATGTCGGCGCCGGCCTCGTCAGGCTGATCGCGCAAGGGGCCGGCGCAGTCGATTTCTATACCAACAACCTGTTCCGTGGGCGGTTCGCCTCCAACGGCTATTTCGGGCTCGGCACGGCCGGCCCCGATAGCCCGCTCACGATCGTCAACGACGTCGATCAGATGGTCAATATCAGCCGGCCGACTGCTAATGCGTGGAGCGATATCCGCTTCTATTCCGGCGGCGTTGCGCGCGGGCTAATCGGAGCCGATCCGAGCAACCGCATGGCGCTTTACAGCGATGCTGATCTCGCCTTCTACACAGCCGGCACGGTGCGCGGCGCATGGCTGGCCAACGGCAATCTCGGCATCGGCACGACCTCGCCGACGCGCCCGCTGGATGTGAACGGCGATGTCGGGCTCAGCACGCTGCGGTTCAGGGGCAATCCCAACTCGTGGCTTTCCTCAGATCTCAATTTCACGTCCTTCGTGACGGATGCGAACGACGCCTATAGCTATGATTGCGCGAACAACCTGCATCAATGGTACATCAACGGCGCGCGCCAGGCCTATATCGACGGCGCCGGCAATGTCGTTGCCAGCGGCGCGCTGCAATCGAATAGCGGCGTCGTCAGGCCGGGCACCGATCCGGAATTCTATCTAAACTTCAACAGTGGCGCACCACTGATCAATTTCGACAGCAATGACGGTCTTTATTACGATCGTACTTTCAACTTCTACAGCTTCCTGATCGGCGCGGCCTCGCATTTCTCGATCAGCGCGAACGGCACGACGATCGGAAGTCCGGCTGGCGGTCAGAAGGGCTCCGGCTCACTCAATGCCTCCGCGCTGTATGACAGCGGCAATCGCGTGCTGACGAGCGCATCGGGCGCCGCACTGATCGCAGCCCAAAGCCTGGGCAATCCTGGCTACATCAAGCTTACCAACGGATGGATGATCCAATGGGGGCAAACTGCGATGGCCGCGAACGGGACGACAACGCAGGCCTATCCCGTGGCCTTCACCTCGTTCGCCATTCCGATCCCTGGCGCGATCACCCTCAGCACGACCGCTCAGGACAATAGCGGCGTGAATAGCTGGGGCCTTAGCAGCATGGTGCTCGTCAATGGCGAAAACAGCCCGATGACCATGCCCTGGATCGTGGTGGGCGTATGAGCGACACCATCCCCCCCGCGCCGTTCAACATCGAGGCCGCGCTCGTGCGCCTCGAAGGCAAGATCGATCTGATCGCGAAGGACAATGCGCGCCAGGGCGACGACATCAAGACGATCCGCCAGCGGATCCACGAACATGCCAATCTTTTGCAGACGTTGACCGCCTTGGACATTCCCAAAAAGCTTGAAGAGCTCAAAGCCCTGATCGCGACGCTCGACAAGCGGATCGAGACGCTCGAAAGCGATTATAACCAGCGCAAGGGCGCGGCCAATCTGGCGCGCGCGCTCTATGCGCTGATCTCGCTGCTCGGCATCGGCGGCGTCGTCGCCATCGTCAAGATGATCGGGGGCTGAGCCATGGCGACGCTCCCGCCCGAGATCATCGCCGCCGCGCGCGAAGCCGAGCGCAAGTGGAAGATCCCCGCCTCGATCAGCCTCGCGCAATGGGCGGTGGAGAGCGGTTGGGGCCGGCATATGCCGCCCGGATCGAACAATCCGTTCGGCATCAAGGCCCGGCCCGGCGATCCCTTCGTCACCGTGCGCACGCGCGAGCAGGATCGCGACGGGCATGATTATTTCATCGAGGCCGCGTTTCGCAAATTCGGATCGATCGCGGAAGCCTTCGATGCGCATGGCGCGCTGCTCAACAAGCCGGTCTATGCGCGGGCGCGCGCCGCGCTGCCCGATCCGGACCGCTTCGCCGATGCGCTGAGCGGCGTCTACGCCACCGATCGCGGCTACGGCAAGGCGCTGCGCGCGGTGATGCATGGCAGCAATTTCTACCAATATGACGGGGCCGCGGCATGAGCCTGAACCTCAATTTCCTGAAGGGCGTCAATAATGACCATGTCGAGCTGGGGCGGCTCGTCTGGGCGCTGACCTGCTTTTCCTTCATCATCTTTCAGGGGCTGGCGATCTGGTGCAACCGCCAGCCGTTCAGCCCCACCGATTTCGGCATCGGCGCGGCGGGAATACTGGCCGCCGGCGGCGCGGGCGTCGCGCTCAAGGAAACCGCGGTCGCGAAGGCCAAGGCGGCGGGCGAGGGGCTTGGCTCGGGCGAGGGCGCGCCATGATCGCGCTGCCTTTGCCGCTGTCATCTTACGTCGCGCCGGCGCTGGGGGCGGGGCTGCTCGCCGCGGGGCTCTGCGCGGGCGTGCAGACGCTGCGCATGCATAGCGCGCATGTCGCGCTGGCGGCCGAGCGCGCCGCGCATGCCAGCGATATCGCGCTCTGGCGGCAGGCGGGCGCGCTCGCGGTCGCCCGCGCCAGCCAGAGCAAGGCCGAAACCGAAAGCCATCAGATCACCGTAACCGCAAAGGTGCAGGATGAAACGCGCAGCCGCCTTATTGCTTTTGACGACGCCATGCGCCTGCGGCCACCCGCCGCCGCAGCCGATCCGGATCGCCCCGGCGGCCCCGGTCTGCCCGGTCTTTCCGGCGGCGCCGGCCGCGCTGACGACGCCGGCGCAGATACCCTCATTCCTCGCGAAGATGCCCGGATTTGCGGGGAAAACACCATCGAACTGATCGGGTGGCAGGCCTGGTACGCCGCGCAGCACCAATTGGGAGCACATCAATGAGCACGTTCAACATACCTGATATCTCGAACAATCCGCAGCCGGTGACGCTGAACCCCAACGGGCGTGCCGATGCGGTTAATTCCAAGCCGATCACCCTCGCCAACGAGGATAAAGCCTCGCTGGACGCAGTCGGCACCAACACCGCCGCGATCAGCGCCGCGCTCAGCGGCGTCACCGATACCGACGGCAGCCTGCAGGTCGCCTTCTATTATAATGGCGTGAAGGTCGATCCGACGGCGGCGGGCGCGATCATCGGCGCGACGCTGCCCGGCAATCCGCTCAGTTTCGCGCCGGTTACTGAAGGCGGGCTTGCGAAAACGGCCAATCCGACGGCGGTGGCGGATGGCCAGGTGGTCAACGCGCTGCACGACAAGCTCGGCAAGCGCATCTCGATCCCGGCGCTGCGCGAGGTGAAGGCGATCCAGACGACCACCATCACCGGCACCAGCGAAACCACGATCGTGACCGCGGGCGGATCGGGCGTATTCAAGGATCTCTACCGGCTGGTGATGACCAACAGCTCGGCCACCGCCGTGACGATCACGATCAAGGACGCGACCGCGGGCACCACCCGCTACGTCTTCGCCGTGCCCGCCGGCGCCACCGTCGGCTTCTCCGCCGACGCCGGCAGTGCCGCCGTCCAGTCCGCCGCCAACAACAACTGGACGGCCACCATCTCCAGCGCGGTGACCTCGATCGTCATCACCGCCGAAACCGTGGCGAACGTCTGATGACGGCGCCGACGCCACGCAGCGCGACGCCGACGGTCACAAGCTCCGGCACGACCGTTACGACCCCAACCATCACCCTGTCGCCGCATCAGACGGGTGATTATCTATTGGTGATATTGGCGGTACGGAACGTGACGACTGTGACGGCACCCGGAACATGGGCCTTGATCAAGGGTGGCAATACCGGCGGCGTCTTTCTCGGACTCTATCAGCAAAGCACGCTGGCGGCTTCGAACGCTGAGACAAATCCGCAGTTCACGTTCAGCCCGGCCTCCACCTATACCGCGCATGCCTATTCGGTGCCGATGCCAAACAGCGGCACGATCAACCGCGCAGGCGTGAATGTTTCGGCTGGCACCAGCGCAACCGCAGATCCGCCCTCGAATACCTCATTTGGTGGCACACAGGACTATTTGTGGCTCGCGGCGGCTGCGGTCAACGCCGCCACGGCGATCAACAGCGGACCGAGCGGTTATACGAACTTCACCGGTACCGCTGGCGCAAACAGCAGCTCGATCGGCGTGGGGACCGCATGGAAGACCGCGCTTGCGTCTGTGACCGAAGATCCGGGCACGTTCGGGCTCGGCTCATCGGTCAACTGGACTGCAGACACGCTGGCCATTTGGGACCCTGTCACGGGTGGAGTGACCTCCCATGGCGGAAATGCAATGCTTTTGGGGATAGGCTAATGTCGCGTCTCAACTTTCGCGGTCATATCGGTAGGCGGGACTATGCGGTGAATACCGCTCAGCCGACCCTCTCGGGCTCGGCCATCAGTGGCCAGACGCTCACCGGGGCGAACGGAACCTGGACCTCGTCTGAATCCCTGATCGCCGGCTACGCCTATCAGTGGCAAACGGCCGATGCGCCGGACTTTGCAATCTGGTCCGATTTAACAGGAGCCAATGCCGTTACCTTGGTTCTGGCAGCCGGGCAGATCAGCAAGAAGCTCCGGCTCGGCGTTGCGGCCGTTAACGGTGACGGACAGTCCCCCTTCGTCTACACCGCTCCTACCGATATCATTCAGGACGCGCCGGCTATCCCGCTGGCGATCCACGGAACGCCTGTCGCCATTGCCAATCAGGGCGACGCAATATCCTTCATCGTCAGCTTTGACGGTGGGACCGGAGCTTATACCCCATCGCTGATCAATGCGCCTTCCGGGTCGTCAGTCGCCCTTCTCTCCAGTGGGAACCAGGCAACCGTTACGCTCAACACGTCGATCTCGGGTAGCTTCAGCGGCGTGACCGTGCGGGTAACAGATGGCACTACGACCGCCGACCTTGCGGTCTTCGACTTCACGGTCAATTCTATATCCGGGATCCAGACAGTCGTCCCAGGCACCGGATGGACCGCGCCGACGACAGCCGTCAACGGCGTGTCGGTCACGGCGCAGCGCGGTACATCCACCAACGTTGGCTATAATTTTTCGCCAACCTGCTATGTGGAGGAGCCGCCATTCTTCGAACTCGACAGCCCTTACATCCTCTGGATCCATGCTTATCATACCGGGCCGCTCGGCGATTTTGACGCCAACCATCCATTGTTCGGCATGGAGAAGGTAACAGTGGCCTGCGATGAAGGGCCCTGGATCACCATCACCCCGCAATATAATTCGGCCGAGAATTTCTGGGGCTTCCCTGTTCGTATCGACCCGTCAAAGTGGGCTGACGGATACTCCTCCGAAACTGTCCGGTGCATGCGAATCGTGGCGTGGCCAAAAAACGGCAAGCCGCGCGTACTACAGAACGCCTACAATGATTATAGGCAGGCATTCAAATTCACGACCAATGCTAATGGTACACTCACGCGAACCAAGCGCTATTTTGGAGCCAATGGCTCCAGCGGCAATAGCGGCCTGGACAAGGATCATCCCAAGGCGACGATGGAGCAGGCGATCGCCTCGTTCTCTCCGTCTGGTTCGGGACACAATTATGGCGATTTGGAGCTTGTCTGTACGGGCGGAACGAACCTCGCATTTTCCACCTCTTCAACGCGCGCAACGACGTTCCGGGCAATGAAATTGAGCGCACTTCCCGGCCTTCAACCGAGTGATTGCGTCTTCACGAGTTCGAACAGCTCCGGCATGGGAACGAAGCTCTTTCACGTAAAGGGCGTTTCGCTGAGTGGCATTCAGGCCACTGGTATATCGGGGTCCTCGGGCTATTTCGAAGATTGCTCCTTCGATGGCGGCGCGACGTGGCTCGCACAGGACTTCCCGTTCAATCACGGCAACGTCACTGCTTGGGTGCGAGGCGGCGTTTACAATAACTATGGCAGCACCTTCCGAGGGACGCGCTCGACCGTCAACGTCTCTGTGCCGCTATGCGGGCGCAACTTCATCCAGAATGTGCTTTATTCGCGGAATGTCACGCTTCAGACGATCCCGCCCACCTCCCAACTTCACCCCGACACCTTCCAATATTATAACAGCAACAACATCAATGTCTTGGGGGGGGCGTGGAGCTACGGGGGAATCGCTGAGAATATTACCGTGCTGAGCGCTAATGCTCAGGGTCCGTTCTTTAAGGACAACAATTATATCATCGGCATGTTCATGTACAATTGTAATTTCACCCTTAACAACACTGGACGTAACACTTTCGTGATCGGCTCGAACACCGCTGGTCCCAATGGTGACGGTTCGCAGGCAACATACCCGTACACCATCCTGCAAAACTCAATGTTCTGGGAATCCTCGTTCCTCGGCGGTAATACCAATCGCGGCACTGGCGTGTGCGATAATGTGATCTTCAAGAACACGCACCTGCAGGGCGGCACCTATCCGAATAGCGCGCTGGTATACGAGACTGCCCACTGACGATGCCATCCTCAGGAGCTAGGCTAGCTACTCGGGCGGAGATTCATCACAAGCTTCGCCGACGCAACGCCGTGCTTCGGAACCTGAACGAAGTAGGGAAAGAGCAATCGATTGCTGAAACCGCTGATATGATCACCATCGGAAAAGAGTGGCAAATCGTCCTTGAACGCGGAGCATTGAGACGCAGGGCAAAGTATGGGTAATGGATCCCAGATCGTTATGTTTGGAATGGTTCGAGCAAGCATGCGCATCCGAATCATCATCGGCTCTCGGAAGCGCAGCATCTCCACCCTTGAAACGGTGGCTCCGGCGCGACAATCTGGATTGTCACGATTGAACCAGTCGGAGCAGCGGAACGGCAGTGTCCTGAACACCGGCGTCGGCGCCTCGATGATGATTTGTCCACCCGATTTAGCCAGTCGACTCAATATCAGATGCGCCTCTCGAAGATAAGGCGATAACTGGCGTTCAACCGACGGCTGCTCGACCGCAGGTGCATTGAGTTCGCCCGAGGGATTGATCAGATGCCGGAGCCGAAACGACGCGAGAAACAACACGTCATTGGAGTCAAAATGCTTGAACAACGCTTTGGTCACGGCGCGGTGATAAGTTCCGCACCGCTTTTCATAGACTGATGGCTTCGGCGGCAGCAGGTAGGCACAGTCTGCCTTGTAATAGAGCTGAACGATATGACCGCTGCGCTTGGCATATTCTTCCAGCATGCCCGTATAGGCGAGCGCATGGGAATCGCCTGCGGCAATCAGCCGTCCAGGTGCGCTGCAATTGGTCGGTGTCCAGCTATAGACGGCGCCCCCTTCAAAAGGCGCTTCGGTGGTACTGATCGTGCAATCACCCTGACGCGGCTCAAAGCTTTCCCCGGACGGATACCATAACTCGTGGTTGGCCGCCGTCTGACTTAAGGACAGATCGCGCTGCATCGCAAACAAGCCGCGCGTGCCGGCCGTCGCACAGATCATCGCGGCCAGTCCGGCGGCGATCACATAGCGGCGTGATACATGCCTGATGGAGGGCGATCGGCGAAATGGCTGCTCCACCAGATGATAGGAGAGTGCGCCAAGCGCAAACGTGGCGCTGAATGCGAATGCATACTGCCAAGGCTCCGACAAGCCAACCGTCCAACGCATCAGCACGTAAATAGGCCAATGCCAAAGATAGAGAGAGTAGGATATCCGTCCTATATAGATGCAAGACCGGCTCAAAAACGGTGCGACTACAAGCGTTTCTGAACGTGCCACGAGAACAGCGATAAGACCGCACGTTGCGAGGACCGGCAGCAACGCCAACGGGAATGGAAAGAAATCCGAGGCTGGAATTGCAAGTGCAATGGCAACGATGGCGAGCGATACCAGACTCAGAGTGGTGATCAGGCGGGTGGGTGTTTGTGCGAGTGCTGGCCGCCAGCTTTCAATCGTTAAGCAGAGCAGCGCACCACAGCCCAATTCCCAAAAACGAGCCGGGATCGAATAGAACGCAGCCTTCCAGTGATCGGTGAGGGTGAAGAGGCCGCACAGCGCGAACGAGAGCAGTGTCAAGGCGCCGATCAAAGGTAGTGCCAGGCGATGGCGGCCAGCCTCCCGCAGCACAAAATACATCAAAACGGGATAAATGAGGTAGAACTGTTCCTCTACACCCAGTGACCAAGTATGCAGATATGGATTGAATTCAGCCGTGGGTGAGAAATACGTGTCTTTTTGCAGCATCAGCGCGATATTGCTCGCGCCCAACAGCGCAGTCGCGCCCACATCGTAGATGGATCGTCCCAGCCAGGATTCCGGGATGAACAGAACCACCGCGAAGCTTGTGGCGAGCATACAAAACAGCAGCGCCGGCAATATGCGCTTGATCCTGCGAGCGTAAAAATAGGATTGGAAATCCCACAGCGACTTGAACTTTAGGTGGAGTACCGAAGCGGTGACGACGAAACCAGAAATGACAAAAAACACGTCGACGCCGATATAGCCTCCTGGGAGCAGGTTTTTGTCTAGGTGAAATAGCATCACGGTGATCACCGCTAATGCTCTCAGGCCGTCTATTCCTTTGAAGTATCGAAACTCCCCGTCCAATTTCATACTTGCACCTATTGGCGCGGAGACGGTCAAGTTCTCTGGCATGGCGCGATTCAT